CTGATGCAAACTCTGACTTATCATAGTTTACCCAACCTTCAACTTTACGAATTTTAATCTTAAAGTCAGCACCTTCCCAGAAGTCATATGGGTTTACTGGTTGCTCATCTGCAAATTGTGGTTGCATTACGTCCATGATCTTATCAAAGATCTTTTTACCAAACTTGTATACAAAGATCTTACCTTCGTTTTGAGGATTGGCTGGATCTGACATAACCATTACATTACTTACATAGTGTAGACGACGCTTACGATCACGAGCTAATGCTTTATCTTCATCACGACCAGTGTTCCATAGTAAACCATTTGATTCACTAACTGGATCATCTTCGCCAAGTGAAGTACGGCTATTTTCGATGTACCAAAGACCGGTTGGACCTTTAAATCCATGATCCCAATAACGTACCCAAGGAAGATCTTCACCTTCTTTAGCCGGTAAGAATCGAATTACTGCATAGCCATTACCAGCTTTATCGCGGGTTGGCTTCCAGAAACGATCATCATCGTATTTTTTAGATTCAGTGTTTGTTGATACTGCTGCTGCTGCGGTTACGAGTTTGTCGATAGACGAGCCTCGTGAGCTCTTTAAGTTTGCAAATGACATATTGTGTCTCCGTTAGTATTGCATTGTATTAGGGTAGATACCCTTTCTATAGTATTTCGCTTTATCCATTATCTAAGGTATATTATAACACATTTTTATGTGTTTGTAAACTGTTTTTTTAATAAATTTACACATTTATCACGGCTATAGTTTACGAATGGAGTATACTTTTCGATCTTACGCTTAGTGTCCGGCCATATAATGCCGTCCGTAATCTTAGCTGATTCTCTAGGTATAAATCCAAAAATAGCATTAAGAATAACAACAGTCTCTAGACTAATCTCTTCTTGCAGCCATAGTTTAACAAGAGGAGGTAGTTGTCCATCAACAGATTCAAATAACTTGTCAAAGGTAATGTCCTCTTCTTGTAATCTATTTATATCAACCGAAAAGACTCTGTGCATACTTTCACGGATTCTTTTAAAGTCTCTATAGTTGCGCTCTCCTTCTTCAGCCATCATGTCACCAACATAACTGAGTCCCATTTTAAAGTTAGAGACATAGTAATCCTTTAGCTCGCCATCGTGCTTCTTAGCTAGCTTGGCAAAGAAATACTTATCTCGTCTTTTAAAGAAACTCTTTTGAGTAACATTAGACTTAAAGTTGTACTTAACAGCATCATAACCAGATTCGAAGTGTAACTTTAATGCATTATATAATTTATACGATTCAAACGGATCTGTCAAAATATGAACGCTCCTGTCAAGTTATTTTTCATTTTTCTTTTTGTCTTTGTATGTTTTGTAATGTGCTTTGAAGTCAGGCCAAAATGCAATAAAAAAGATGGCCATAATTAAAATTGTAAACATAATGTTTCCTAAAGGCTAGCCCCGAAAGGCTGGCTATTTAATTAGAGATTGCGTATCTTAAGCCATTACACCTTCGTATAAAGATTCAAGGTCTTCAAGTTCGCCTATGATTTCAGCCATGTTTTGCTTATGGTAAATCTTAGACATTTTGTTCAAATGCTTTTTATCAATTTCAACATCTTCAACGCAAGATTCAACAGCTTCTTTGATGAATTCTTTTTGCGCTTGAATCAAATGCATAGCATTACTAATTTCGATAATACAGTCTTTAATACGCTTAATGTCTGCTGGTGAAGATGGTATAATTACATTGCTCATAATATTATTTCCTTAAATGGGTAATTGATTACCCTTTTTGCCTTTGATTAAATTTAGTCGTATCGCTTCACATTCCATCTTATCTTTAAGAGAGTCTGTCAATAGTTTGCGTAGATTACTATATTCCATACCTCTCTCTTCGATAATATAAGTTGCTGCATCGATGTAAGACATATTGTTTTTTACAACTAGTTGTTCAACGGCAGTTGAGAACCGCTTTTTTGTCATTATCTTTTGTTCTAAGTCAATGTTCATAGTACCCTAAGTAATACACAATCGTCATTTATTCTGCCGTTTGGTATAGTTATCTTAGTAGTGATAGTATCCCAGACTAGCTTGTCGATTTGTTTGATTGATTTCTTTAAAATGAGTGGTAATACTTCATCTGGCTTTCTTAAGGTAGTAACCCTAGATGTATCGCTACAGATGTTTTTAATTGTAGTACCGCTTACTTCAAAACCCTTTGTTGCGTTCGTAATCAATTGAATCAATTTCCGCGACTTTGTATTATAGATATACAATACTTCTTTGCCTGGTATCATAACTGGATTGATTGAACTTACTTTAAATTCAATACTATCTGATTGATATTTGAGACCTTTAACTTGAACATCTGACGCCTTAGGCTTTTTAGCCTTTGGTACTTTAGCAGCTTTGTTAGCTGTTTTTAACTGATCTAAATCACTGAATATACCTTCCATCAACTTAAGCATTTTGTTCTGTTTACGCCTAGTGATGTGGCCATAAGCTTCTACACATTGCTCACACGTATTGTCATAAGCATCTTTAACTGGCTGATATTCAATTAGTACCATATCATGAAACATATTGATACATGAACCTTTAAGATCATATTGTTTAAACAACTTAAACACATCGATCTCTTGAGTATAAGTACCAGCCATCCATCCTTCAACAACTTCTTCCCAATCAGCGCCTATAGTATCATTAACTCGCATACGCTGTCTTTCTTGAACTGATATCTGTGGTGGCGATGGATCTGTTGTTGTTTCAATATCAACAACTGCTTCTGCAAGCTTCATTATTCGTTTAAGCTCTAAGCCAAAGCGTTTAATTTCTGGTCTACTATACTCATAACCACGTTGCCACATTTTAGCGACATTACCTAATGTTAGAGTAAGCTCCCAATCTTTTAGCTTCTTAAGCGTTTTGATTTGCTTTTTGTCATACTTGTAGACATCAGATGCAAAAGCCACGACGCCGTCAATATAGTCTTTAGGCTTGTTATAGTAGTTGTACCAATGTGCGCCTTTAAGCCATAATCCTTGACGATTCTTAACGCTTGATTTAGTTTCCCCTTTACCAAAGACTGGTTCAGGACCTAATTTAATTGAATCAATAGAACTCCGGTTTTTGCGACCTTTAGTTCTAGCTTTTTCTAATGCCTTACTTGCCATGATATACTCCTCGATTTGTTAGATATATTATAACATACTTTTGATCATATGTAAAGGTTTATTTTCACTTAATCCCTAATATAATTTTTAATACCTAAGACGTAATTTTCAGCAGCATCTTCAGCGTAAAGTTCGTTTTTGCCTTCATACCACTCAATACATAACGAATCATCGTTATACATCATACGAATACCAAACTTTGCGTTCTGTCCACGTTCGCATGAACGTAGTACTTCAGCCTTGCGACCACGAAATTCACCTTGACCACGAGTTTCGCTAACTAACATATATTTAAACATCATCATCTCCTGATAACTTGTTGCCATAATAATCGTGAGTGCCCGCTTCGTTTAATCTACGAATTTCGCGTTTAGTCACTGCGTTTACAATAGAACCAATAATTGCGATATAAGCAAAAAACAATACAATTATTATTCCAACTACTACTTCAATAAGATCCATAATTACTTTCCTATATGTTCCACATCAGTTCGTGGAATGACCTGATAAGCCCCTTTGTTGAATGCCGGAGCTACTGTAAAATTCTTTGATTCTTCGATTTTCCATGATTGATCTATTGACGTTTCATGTTTAGTATCAATTGAACGAGACTGATATTTACTATTGAATTCTTCCATTCTAAGTTCAGCTATAGACTTTTCGACCTTAAGTGGTACAAATACCTGTTGGGTTTTACGCCTTGTCTTTAGAGCTTTACTCTTTCTTTTACGACCCGATGGGGTGTAGTTTATAGATCCAATATAATTCATTTTATTCAACAGGCCTTACAAAATTATCAGTGTCATCTAAATTGCCTGGTGCTTCGATTAACAAAGTTGCTATAGGTTTTGCTTCAGTTACCACTTCAACAACACCATCTGATTCACGGGTTATAAGACCACTGTTATAAGCCTTTTCAATGTAACCATGGTTACCTAAGACGTAATTGCATCGTGCAGCCCAACGTTCTACTGCTTCTTTACGGGCGAATTCGCTATTAGTAAAATCAATCATAATTAATCCCAATCTTGTTTTTGATCATTGTAAGCATGCATCATTTCAGAACCAGCAATAAATTCCTGAGTGTTCTTATCAGAGTAATACATGTTTTCTTGCTTGAAGCATTCGAGACTACCAGGAGACTGATGGCCGGCTTTTTTAACTGCGGCTGTTAACTTTGGAGCTTTGTACTTAGGACGAGAATAAACTCTTTTAACAGTTTTTTTGAATTCTTTTTCTTCTTGCAACTTGGTTTGAGCTGCTTTGATCATTGCCATTCTATCCATTTTCTTCACCTTTCTTAATTATTTAATATGTATATTATATCATACATTTGTCGCTTTGTAAAGGTTTATTTCACTTTATTTTAAATTAAAGTGAAATAAATTTAAATTATATTTATGATTGCCATACCATAGTTTTGATTTTTTTCTCAGTTGGGATAAAACCAAGGATTTGTTGGATTAATTCTTCGAGGTAATTAAAATTGCCAGAAGAGAATTGAATAAGTTGTTTAGGGCCTTTGGCTTTAATAATTTTGTGTGTGCAACCATGCCCATTTGCGAATTTTTCGACCATGTCTAGAGCGTTGGTGTTAATTTCGAGTTCTACGTTATAAGTCATATTGGGTGAATCCTTTATTAATTTATAGAACTATTATATCATAATACAGCGGCTAAGTAAACGTTTATTTCACTTCTACTTAGATCATTTAGTTATAAGCTTATTCATTCCAATCACGTAATTCCCTCGCATATATTCATTATACGAAATAATTCTGATGTTAATTAGAAGATGACCATCAAACTTATCTAAGGCATCGTCTAATTCGTCTTCAGTAATATAAACACCGATACAATTTTCCATAGACGCAATGTGAAAGTATTTCGCTTCTAGATGTGGTGGTACAATTGTCATAATATAATACCCTTTACGCGTTTCTAAATTTAACTTCAACGTCGCTTAATAACTTACCATCGACACTCATAACTGATATAACAACTTCACCGCCCCCATCAATACTACCAGTAAGTGACCAGGTCTTCTTACCCATAACGTCTTGACCCCAATATTTTCCTTTATAAAGATTGCCGTATTTAACAAGCTTATTTAAGAAAGGT